GCGAGCGGAGTCACACCCTTACGGGCAATGATCTGCCAGTTGTTGCGAGGAACCGTGCCCACGAAACGACCATTGACGCCGACCGGTGGAACCTGTTTAAAGGTTGCCGGGCGGACGAAGTTTACGGTAAACGGAGAGCTCACACTCGACACGGTAACACCAGTCTGAGTACCGCCGATGGCGGTCACAGCATGCTGTTTTCCGAGAGAAGTGGGAGCGACATCCGCCGAAACCGTATAGGTCGGAGACGTGAACCCAGTTTGGGCACCCCCTGTAATGGGGGAAGACGGCGAAATCGCCATGTTGTACCTCTGTTAAGTGAAGCGTGAGAGAAACAAGGCTGCGATGTTACGAGCCTGAACGGATGACAGACCCAAGTCGAACTCAATCCTCGGAAGAGGAAGTGGATTTGAATCGGTGTATGCCACGCGGCCAGACTTATAAACATCAACAACCATCCTGCTTGATCCGCCAGTTGTGGTTTTGGTAACGATCCCTTCTTTCCAGTATCCCGGAGGCAGCTGCCAAAGCCAAGAGCGAGTAGCTTTTGACAAGGTAGACCTGCAGGACCAAGCGAGAGAGGAAGTGTTAACAGACCACGCGTCAATTACATCTCCAATGTTAGAGAAGTAATCGGCGAGGAAAGACCAGGGTAAAAGTTGGTAAACCGTCGGAACGAAGTTGGAGATGTCCAGACCAAGATTAACTCCTAAGGTAGAGGAATCCTGTTTAGCAAACAGGATTCCATAATACCTGCAGAGCTCCTCTAAGTCTTCGGAGAACTCCCGCCTCGAAACGAAAGGGCCAAAATTAACGCCGGCCGAAACCCCACGATAAGGAGTAACTTCGTTTGAAAAGCCACTAACTTTAATGGTCCGAGAATCATGTTTTTCAAGGCGAGAGCCAAGAGAAACGAGTTCCTTGATATCATTAACGAAAGGTGCAATTCCGAACTGATACTCCAAATATTGGTTTGCAATGTATTTGACTTGCTTCGCGCTCGATCTAGGTCGGTGTCTCTTGACACTCGATATATAGTCTTGCGTGAGCTGCCGAATACCTTGCAACGGTCTCCTCATCATGCGAACTGTTTCACGAAGCTCCCCGGCAAACAAAGCGGAATTGAATTTCTGCTGAGAATCCCGGATTGCGGCGTAAAACCTAACCAAGGCTTGGTTAGTAACGGTGGAACCTACATCTGGG